CTAGAAAGGAGACCTGAGACATTTTCCAGGAGGATATATCTGGGAGCCACTTCACGAATAACTCTGAGCGTATCAGGCCATTTGTTTCTGGAATCCTCAGAAGATCGCCTGGCTCCAGCAAACGAGTGCGGCTGGCAGGGGAATCCTGCTGTAACGAGGTCAACCATTCCTCTAAACTGTTCACCCCTAAAGGAAGATATATCGGAGAAGATGGGTGCGTCATCGAGGAATCCGTCTTTGATTCTTGCTTTGATAATTTCTTGTGGATACTTTTCCCATTCGACATAAGCTATTGTCCTTGTGTTAATATTGGCGAGTTTCACGCCCAGGCTAATGCCTGAGTAACCGGTAAACAAACTGAGTTCATTTAGCATGGCGGCTATAACTCCATTTCCCTTTGCTGGTATTCTGTTTGCCTGTATATAAGAGACTCCCATACACGCCTTGGATTAGCATGACTTGTGGTCCGTGAAGATGGCTTATACCTGTCAGTTGGCTTGAGCCACCTGTACTTTTTCGCTTCTGCTATAACAGAACCCATAACCCTGTTGTCGTGGGTGTGTGCATCTCTCTTGCCAACGGCATCGTAAAAGTACTGCCATACATCGTCAACTATTAACTCCCGGTTACTTGATGCACATTCAAACATGGCATCCAGTGCGTGTTCTCTCCACCATGGGTTGATGCTTTGCTTTCCTTTTTTCATGCCCTCGTCACGGGCTGTCTTAGCCTGTTCCAAGCTGTAGGGTCTTGATGAATCTTCCATGTATATTTCCAGTAATGTTTTAGCCATATTATTCCTTTCTAATTTGATTCCTGCCATCCATCCGGAGTTGCTACAAATTTATATCCATCAATAATGCTGTAATTTATAAACAACCCATTGGGGTTGTATCCTTTTCTGGCCCAGTTCTTGCCCTTGATAATACGCATCTTATTGTTGTCCATGGACAGATACAGTCTGGGTTTCTCAAGGCTAAACTCCTGCCCTCTACCCAAGTCTGCTCCGATCTTCTTCTGTAAAGCTATGATTGCCACGCCCCTACCGATGGCGTGAGTGATTGCTTTAAGGTATTCGTTCACAAGATATATGTCCTGTGTAAGTTCCATAAAGTCGATGATGTTGAGAGCATCAGGAACAATAACATCGCTGAAGTCTGAAGATCTTGTAACGGCGGTAAAGGTCCAGTCATCGAGGTTGGTTCCTTCCTGTTCAAAGTATCCAAGCCTGTCACTCAACTCGTTGTCTCCCATTTCGGAACAGAAGTAATAGATGGGAAACCTATCCTGGTTAAGGTGAATCAGGTTGAGCATCAGTGCTGTCTTCCCTGAGTTTGGACTTCCTGCAACTACTGCTATGTTTCCTGCATACAGATTTACGTGTCTCTCTATTCCTAATGGCCATCGTATGTCCATGACATTCCCACGCCCTGACCTTTTGAAGTCCAGTATATCCAGTTGCGTAACCCTATACCTATACCTCTTGTTGTAAAACTGGTGCTGTTCAATGAATCCGTCAGACCGCATCCGGTGCAGGATTTGTCTCCTGTTGTTTTTCTTTGTAACTTCCCTGATACCAAACTGGTTGTCCAGTTCATCTACATTCCACCACTTACCATTGGACTCAACTACCCACTTACGAATTTCTTCTGATAAGCTGGCACTATCATCTATCTGGATTGTGTCTGGCACTTCGTATCGACTCACACTCTGGATAACCTTGCGTAAATCTCTCAGGTCAAAAGCAGGGATACACTTATCTGAAAACGGAAGCATAATGGTTTCTATAATATCGTCCGGTAATCCCCTGCTGTGAAAGTATCCTGCGAGACTGGTTGCACTCTGATCCCTTAACCCTTCTGCCACTCCGTTTGCAAGCAGATCCGACACCCATGTAGGATGTTCCAGTACAGGATCAGCGGTCACTCCGTTGCGGTTCCGTGCCTTGAATATCTCTGGTGCATATGTAATAGGTATGGGTGGTTTATCCCTGTCTGGTGCAACAGCATACCGGGTTCCGTTTACAACAGAGGGGGGAGCTACTACATAGCCACCATCAGACCTGACATCCACCCCTGCCAGAAACCCTGCACCTGTGTGAAAGTCAGGGTGATACTCGTAGTAAAGGTGATACCCTCTGGGTGTTTTAATGACCCTTGTTCTCTCCTTGGGAAATTCCCCGATAACTTCCTTAATGGAATCCCATCCCTCATTTCCGTCTACGTCTATAACAGTCAGGTTGGAAGTCCTTCCTGTAGCGATAGCTATGTTTGATGTAGGGTTGGTGGCCCACCACTGGGTTATCGTACCTTCGTCCAGCGTTGCTTCATCTATCCAGTGCATTCCTTCTGCCGGAATCTTGGTTCCCTGTGTTAAGGGGAACACCTTCCACCCCTTCGATGCGTAATATAAGGCAGCATCAATCATTGTCACTGTGCCACCTCTCTACGCACGAGGTAATACTGCCTTGCATATGCGTTCTTTCTGCATTTTTGACAGGTGGTTGTTCCACCTGCCGTAGCATACTGGCGGCCACAGAGTGCGCAGGTTCTCTCGTGTCTCCTGTGAACATCGCACCTGTGCTGTCGGTGGCTGTGCGCCATGAAGTAGTGCGGATCTGTTTCCTTAGTGGTCCTGCACGGCTTCATGCGAGGGTATATGGTAGGGGAGTACCCCTCAACGCCTGGTAGCGTTGCAAGTATGTGTACTCTCTGCCTGCTCAAGCCTATCGCCCTTGCTATAGCTGAGATTGCATAGCCCTTGCCAACCAGAGCTTTTACCTTCGCCCTGTTTTCTCCATGCATCGCAGCAGGTTCTTTTGCTATATCAGTCTTGTTTGCCATTCGTCATGTTCCTTCCAGTGCTGAATAAAATTGTGTAACCCTTCCCTGAGATAGGTACACTTGGTGCATTGAATTAAAAAGGGTTATCCTCAGTAACATCCCCCTCGACAGAGGGTTCTTCTTCTACGTTGGGGTTGTAAAAACGTATATATGCCGCCAGTCTATTGACTGCGATTGCGTAGTTTTGCATCCATTCCCATGATGGCAACTCACCAGTACGCTCGTAGTACGCTACTATGAGAGCCGTCGCATTGGTCTTGGAGTTGCCAGTCTCTTGCCCATCAGCTCTCCACTGATCAGAAGGTGTTGGTATGTAGCCGCCACTTTGCTGTGGTGCTTGTGTAGACTGTGTCACTGGCTGTGTAGCCGGTGGTGTAGGGTTACTGAAGCGGTTAAGTATTTCCAGAAGGTTTCTCTGTTTGCCGTTAGGGCCTTGCTTAATATTGATTTTCAGACTCACCTTCATTCCTGGGTCAAGGTCATTAGCGACCTGCTCCACCAGTGCTGTCTGATTATCAAACACAGTAACCCCGGTAGTGTAGTCAGAGTGGGGGAATTTGTCATCTTTAATTAACAGCCTTGTTCCTGTATCGGTTCTTAGTCTTTCTTTTCCTTCGTATGTTCCGGTTATTGTTTCTTCCGTAAGTTGATTGTCTGGCATAATATTTCTCCTAATTTAAGCTAAGTCTCTTATGTACTCTCCTCTGAATTCGTACCCTATTACTTCCCAACCGCCGTTGGCTACGCTCGACAGCAAGGACTCACAGCCCTTGCAGATCCCTTCTATTCTGCCTTCCTCGTTAGCTTCTACCTTTGTGACCTTTAGATGGTCACAGTTAAACCAGCAGAGGTTACAAGTGGCAGTACACTGAGTCGCTCGTGGACACTCATCTGTTCTAGCCATCATTCACTCTCCCTGCGTAAAACAAAGTCGAGGACAACTCCTCTAAGTCAGTCAGTGCTTTATCTATCACTCTTAAATCGGCTCTAATGGTCTTCCGTTTTCGTCTATTTGTCACCACAGAGGGGTAACGATTTTCTAGGTCAACTCGTAACTGATCCACCCTGTAGCAGACTTCTTCTATGTCTACTAACAGGGTTGACTTTTTTTCTTGCAGTAATTCAACAAGAGTCTTATCCATTATTCACCGCCAAGTAATCCCTGTTGATGCTGAGGTGAGTGGCTCTGTCATCTCGTTTTCCGGCTCTGTCTCTCAGCTTTGCAAGTGAGTTCTGGTATCCACATATGGAGCAGACTCCATAGATCCATCTGCGTTCTATTCTGTACCCTTGTGATATGGGAATCTTAACTACCCAACCATCAGCGTGGGGATAGCTTTCAATCCTGGTGAACCCTTTGTCCACCGGATGAGACATTCTGCATTTGTAACCTTTGATTTCCTTTTCGTATTCTTCTATTGTTTTCAATAGTTTATTTTCCTTTTCTGAATTTGCTTGCTATCTCTGATCTCTCAATACAAACAACAACGTCTGTACAGTGAGAGAATGAGTGACCACTGTAAGTTCTGACTACTACTTCTTCGCCAGTATACCCACAGTGGTCACAGGTTAGGGGTTCATCCATAAGCGACTCCTTTCTAGTTTGTTTTCGGACTCTAGCATAATACGTTACATCTTGTCAACATTGGCTCTCTGGTTATATTTATATTAGTATTTATTTATTCTCTTATATTCTCTTATATATATATTATAATATAAGAGATTAGTATATATATT